GAAAACATTGTACTTGCTTTTGATGATAATAAAAAAACTGTCGATATGTGGAGAAGCCATGGAGTTAAATGTTTCCACACCGATGAACGAAATTTTAAACAAAATAATTACTAAGAAAGGATTTTAATATGACATTAGATATATTACTTATACTATTAGTTATTCTAATAGCTATTTATGCCGGATGCGTACACATATCTTTAATTAGATTTAAAACTACAATGTTAGAAATTCTAGATGCTATGCAACAGCTTGAAAAGAAAGCGTTCGAACATCAATTAGAATTAATTAAAGACTTTGTGCATAAAGATGATGATAAAAATAATAAGATTTAAAAATTAAGGATAAGCATAATGATGGATAAAAATATAAATGATAACGATGACCTACATTGTTTTACATGTGATAAACCTTTACATGAAGGGGAACAGTGTAGGTATAAAGAAGTCAATGGAGAAATAGTAGATATAATATGTAATGATTGCTACAGGGAGAAATTTCTGTTAGGAATCGAATATATACAAAACATCAATGCTCTCGATTTTTTTTGCGATATGTTTAATTAAAAAAATAAATAAAAAACTCTCCCATTGGGACACATGAATCAGAGGTGCAGGGAGCCGATACAAATATTATAACATATTAAAAGTGGAAAATTCCACTAATTAAAAGTGGAAAATTCCACTAGAGTGGAATAACTGCGGAAAGGTGGAATCAAAATGGAACACGCACATTGGATACACGATATACATTATAGGGTATGCGATTATGAATATACTTGTTCAAAGTGCAAGTGGGGATTCGATAATCCTTATGATATGTATATCCGAGCAGAAGAATTTAAATACTGCCCGAACTGTGGTGCTAAAATGGACGAGGAGAATAAATATGAAAATTTGTAGTAGATGCAATAAGATAATAGGTTTATATACTCCATATAAAGAAATATCAGATAACGAAATACTGTGTTCAAAATGTGCGAATAAGTGGTTATATGAAAAGCTTAAAGAAGCTTTTGAAAACTTGCCAGGTTGGAAAAGTAGTAAGGAGAATAAATAATGTAACAGAAAAAAGATTAAATTTCGTGATATAAAATATTTTAACCTGAGGAGTATACATGGACACATTATTAGTACAAATACAACTTGTTAATTTTTGGGTGTTGGTATTAGTTTGTATAAAAATTATCGGTGCATTTTATTTAGGATATTTTATTGTAGAATTGCCATTAAGAATTATAGCATCATTGCTTGGTGCTGATGATAAAAATAAAGAGGAGGATAAATAATGGAACAGAAAAAAATAAATGAATTAAAAAAACTTATTGGGTTTGGCTTTGACATAATTGATAGCATAAGGAAAAACGATATGTTCTTAGCTCATGTATTTACAGAAAAATTAGCAGTTCATGTTTTAATACCTCTAATTGCACAACGAGCTTGTGCATATGACCTTACTTTTTTAGATGAAAAAATTATAGAATCTTTACCAGAACCACAAACGACAAACTGTTTAGAAGATTCATACGAAGAATTTATTGAGTTTAAAAAACGAAATGGAGAATAATTAAATGACAGAAGAAAAAATAAATGAAGCTTGTATTGAGCTTGCTAATGTACTTAAACAAAAGAATAAAAAGTATGGGGATAGTTTTACTAAGACAGCAGATGAGTATGGAAACGCTGTGCTATTACTTCGCATACAAGACAAACTAAACAGACTAAAACAAATACTTATACTGAATGAATCAGTTACTAATACCGGCGAATCGGAATTAGATACGCTGCTCGATTTGGCAGGGTACGCTATACTTGCTAAGATATATTTAAAGGAGAAAAAATGATCCACACATTATATATTATTTTTTCTATTTTAAGCGGGAGTGCTTTACTATTATGTATATGGATATGTATTTGCGACCATATAAAGGAGCATAGAAAATGAAGAAAATTGATTGTTGTGGCAATTGTGAATATTTTGATAGCAACAATAATAAATTAGGTATATGTACAAATTATAAATCGGACAGGATAGGGTACTTATTAAGTTCAAAACATTATTGTTTTAATCATAAATTTTCAAACGTAATATCCGATGTAACTGAACAGGAGAATAAAAAATGAAAATATTTTTAGTTGTTGTAGCGTCCCTATTATACTTATGGTTTGCATTAAGGTATATGTTTAAACATAAAGGTGATTAAAATATATGGAGCTATCATTAATAATATTCATTATTGTAGATATTCTATTTTTATTTGCATCGTTAATATATTACTTTAAAGATTATTTTTCGGAATAATAGTATTGTTCCGAACAGAACAACAGAAAGGAATTAAATATGATAACATTATTTTTAATATTAAACGCTATCTTTGGTAGCTGTAGTAACAAAACCACAGTTAAAGGACATTATATGAATACAAAAAACTGGGGAAGAGTTTGGGTGCCTACTCACAAAAGGAAAAGGCGCAAAAGAACATACTAATAAAAAAGAGCAGGTATTGTTACTTGCTCTTTTTACTATTCTTATATCTTTTCTTTACGTCTTGCTTTATTAAATGCCTTACATATTCTGAAAAGCTATTAAACTGTTTTGACGTGTACATATATTTATGCAAATCAGTATATTCCATTGTATCTTCATCAAGAAGAACATTAACCATATATTTATATCTATCCGGCGCATAAGACTTATCGATCATCATTAATCTTCTAACTTCATCATTCAAAAGGTTTTCTACATACTGTGACATCGTCATTCTGTTTTTTGCAGCTATTGACTTTAAAAATTCTTTTTCCTCATAAAGCAACTTTAATTGTATTGCTTCCATACCATCACTTCTCCTTTTATATAAAGCATTATATCATAATGTTTCACGTGAAACATTTAAAAATAATAGCGTGGTCCCCCACGCTAATTTCAACAAAACAATTCTTTTTGTTTCTTTTTATACTTATCTTTTAAGTACCATTGTTGTTCCATTATATAGCTTAAATCAAAATCAACTGTCTTATATTCGAGGTGCCTTTTATCAATGTGTTCTAGTTCTTTATCTACTCCACATATAAGTTCTCTTATTTTAACCGCATCAGCTATATAATTGCCATCGCATGCTTCTTTATACATATCACAATATAAAGTTTTGGTTTCTGTTTCCCATGCTTTTAGTCTTGAAAATAAATCTTTTAAAGCAGATTGCTTTGTTCTATTATCTACTTCTTCTCTTTTATACCCATACCATGACGTAGGTATAAGCTCAGGATCTTTTGGCTCTCCCTCTCTAACCATCATACTATGATGATTAATAACATATCTATTGATACTTTTCATCTCTGCGCTTTCAGAAAAGTATCTGTATTCTTGCCACATTTTCAATCCTTTGAACCCCAAGAAGTCTAGCATTTTTGATGTTTGCTCGTGAAACATTACGCCCTCAATCTGATGTTCAATTATCTTCTCGTAGATTTCTTTTATTGTCATTCTCTATCACCTCTAAGCGTTTTAATATTTCATCTATCTTTTTGTCTTGGCTAGTAAGATGCTCATGTATATCATGCGTTTTGCTATTGATTATATCTTGCGTGCTACCCTGTTCTATTGTTTCATTAAAGTTTCTTAGACCTATAAAGAAATTAATAATAGAAATAATATCAAGAAAATCAAATTGCATATTAGCATTGTTAGAATTATTTATGCCCATTTAACGCATGAAGCCCCTACCCAAGTTGCACTACCTGCAACACCACTTAATTCAAAACTAAGCACATCGTCTTCTTTTAAAAACAAATCTGTTTCTGTGTGCAAAGTATATGTATCTCCGGCAGCTACAGTAGCAGTACAAATTGCGCAAGGCAAAGGTACTCCGTCTTTATATATCTGTAAAACCAAATCGCCCGCTCCTGTCGGTTCTACTGTTGCATCACAGCAAAGATGATATGTTCCGTTACAATTAAGCGTAAAGCTATTTACATTTGTATCAATAGAACATCCTGTATCTGTAGCTTTAGTACCAAGAAGATTCAGAGTTGTTCCGCTAGCGATAAAAGGCTGTTCCGTTGAATTAAAAGTTCTTTCAATTGATTTATAGTTTCTTCTTTTTAAGTTATTACAACATGACATATATTATTCCCCCATAGTTTAATTTTAAAAGGCGGTATATCACCGCCTATACATAGCGTAGATATACGCAAATTATTTAATTAGTTACAACCACAGCCACCACAGAACGGAGATGTTCCGGCATTATATGTAGTAGCGTTAGGATATCTTACCACACCACACATGGCGGTCTGGAGTTGCAAGCTATTAATTTGATTCTGCATGTCTGCCATTCTGTTGCCCATAATAGCATCAAGAATCTTTTGAGTTTGTGCAGTGGTATTAGCATTAATGCTTGCAGTATTCATAGCCGCTTCATATCTGTTTTGAGCTATGTTCGAATTTATACCTGCACCTGTTTCAGCAATAAGCATTTTAGTGCTACAGCAACATTCATTTTGATTGCCAAGTATATTTTGCTCCATTGTTTTTACATCTGCTATCTGACCTGCTAAAGCCATCTGTACATCTTTCATTACATTGATGTTATCATATTTGGCTTGGTTTGTAGCAGCCACAGCTTGCGCAGTACCGCTCGTGATATTATTTATAATATCTCTGTTGCCATCAAGCAATTGCCCGAACTGGCTTGTGTACTGAACGTCTTGCTGAGTTGCGTACTGAGGTTCATATCCCCTCGCTCCGAATCCAAATCCATTCCCACTAAACAAGAATAAAATAAGGATTGCAAATATCCACATTGAGCTTCCGCCGAAGCCACTATTCCCACCTGTTAGAGCGGAAATATCTGCAGGACTCATTCCTGAACCGCTATCCATAAATATTACCTCACTTAATTAATAAATTTATAATAATCTCATCGGATCCTTATGAGTTATTACCTGATATATTCTTTGCTATATTGATGATTTCTTCCGGATCAACTCCTCTTTGTTTTGCTAATTCATAAAACATATCTTTAGGATTACCGCCATTCTTCATAGCATTTAAAATCATATTTGCCTGAGGGTTATTCTTTGCCATATTCATTAACATATCAGTAGGATTCTTTACTCCTTTTAACATGTTGGTTATTGTACTTAAGTTATTGGTAGGATTAGAACTTTTCGATAACATGCTTGCTAAATCATTTGCCATCATCAATCATCTACTTTCTTATTTAATCTTGGTTTTGCTGATATGCTTTTTTCTAATGCTTCTATTTTTGATTTTAAGGCATCAAATTCGGCTCTTTTTATGTAGTCTATATCTTGCTCACCTAACTTAATTTCTCTCGTTTTAGGGTCAAATTTCGTAAACTGGTAACAATCTAAAGTGCTAACTCCCATACCGTCAGAAGTTTTAATATAAAATTCTTGGCAATTGGTATTCATTATCCATGCTCTTTGGTTTGGTTGAAGTATAACGTCTTTAGCGGAATCGTAATCTTTTACATAGATTAGATTTATACTGTCGCTATTCTTATTATTATCTTGATACTGATTATTCATATTAAACTTAGGCGTTTGATTTTGATAATTAGTATTTGGATAAACAGGTTGCTGGTATGGTACTTGTGGATAGTAAGTATTATTTGGGTACATTCAATCACTCCATGTTTATTTTTTAAACCAAGTATAAAAAAATAAAGCACATATAAAGTACATAATTAGTACATTATTTGTGCTTTACAGTTTTTCAAGCAATTTTTTCATTTTGCTTTTTATTGTTCGCTCTGTGCAGTATAGTATATTATCTGCGATATATCTATAATCATATCCATACATAAAGACTGCATCAAATAATATGTCTTGCTCATACGTTAAATTTATAGATCTTTTAAAATCATCATACTCTTTCTTAGTTCTGATTGATTTTATTCGTCTTCTCTTTTCAAGAGCCTCTTTGTTCATTAAACATCTATCTATGTATTAGTTTTCTTACTCTAGTTCTTTTTCGTATCTTCACTTTGCCCATAATAATTACCCCCAAGTACAACATTACTTCCGTTATTATCTGACAGGTCGCTATTAATAGATACATCTTTATCTTCTTGGACTAGATTATATTGATTAATGGTATATATTATACTACCTATTACAGATACTATTACAGCTATTAGTATAAGTATAATTATATATAGCTTATGAATTAACTTCTCAAATCTATTACACATATTTTCGTGAGCTATAAGAGATATTGTTTGTATTTTAAATTCTTCTTTAGCTTGTTTTTCTTTTTGTTCATTGATAAAAGATTGAGATAAAGTCATATAGATAATTGCTTCCCCTTGATATTAATATTCCTGTAATTATATTTCCTACAAATACTGCTCTGCTTTCTATACCCAGCTGTTTAGGTAAATCCATATCGTAACATATAGATATACATATACCTACAAGTATACTAATGAGCATGCCTACTGTCAATGTGTTATCTACAAACAAGCATTTCATATATGTAGTTATAGACTCAACAAAGAAAGCCATTATTAATATTTGCAGTATAGGTTTTGGTTTGTTTTCTTCCATACAATATCACCATTAATATTCAAGGATTTGTATTTCAACTACACCTGCGCTAGAAGATTGTACTGTGATTTTATCAGTTTCAGTTTCATGTGTTGTATTTAACGTTGAGCATAGCGGAAACATAGATTGTTTAGGTATCATCGAATATGAATTACTGTCTATAGCATCTCCGTAGCTAGCACTAAGTGTAGCATCAGTAAAGTTTTTTACAATGAAATATGATCCATCTACATCAAACTGGAATGTATACGGAGTATTTGCGGTTATCGTTGCGTGATATGTTTTAGGTTTAATCATAATATCCACTCCTTATTTAGTAACATATACTTCATTGACACCTAAGTCTTTTAACTTAGTAGCCATTTTTTCTGCATTAGACCTAAGTTTATATGCTCCTACTTGGACTTTATATAACCCATCCGATTTTTGTTCTGAATTATTTGCACCGTTTTGGTTATATTTTACCCCATAATATTCACATATACCTTTAGCTATTGCTTCACCTATTGCGGATTTGTTTTCTATAATCCATTTTGAAATAGCAAGGTTATCATGGAATTCGCATTCAATATACACAGCAACAGAATTAGTATCACGCAGTTCGGCTAAATCTTTTCTTACTTGTATTGCTCTTTTTGTTTTACCGGGCGATATAGACGATACTGCTTTATAAATGTATTCCGCAGGTTCTAAATTTTTCTTTTCATTAGAATAAATCATAACGAGCGTACCATCAGCAGACCCATTAGCAGCATTTGTATGAATAGGAATATGTAAATCGGGTTTCCATTTATTGCTTTCTTCAATACTTTTAACCATAGATTGCCCTTTAGGAGCTACCTTAACTTCAAACCCATTTCTTTCAAGCGCGATCTGTGCATACTCAGCGATACGGTTGCATTCTTCCATTTCATTAGTACCGCCATATGCATACATGTTATGCGCTTGCATACTTGGGCTTAAATATATTTTCTTTGCCATAATTGCACCACCTTAAATAAATTTAATTTCAATTACTATTTGCTTTCTTCTTCTTTAGCATCCTGTTCATCGATTTCATAGAATGAGAATGGATCAACATTAGGGGCTACATCAATAACTTTACCTGTTATTTCTCCGTTAGTTACCACTTTACCCTCATCAGCAATAAGCCTGTACATTGTTAATTTCTGCATATTCTCACCACCTTTCATATCACGAAATTAATCTTATTTTCGTGATATAGAATTTATATCACGATTTTATTTGTTTTTTTGCGATATGAATTACGGAGCATAGTTATAAGTTATAGTAGCGTTAGTAGCACCCCAAGGTGCATTTGCAACAGCATTTTCAGACCACGGTACTTTAATTGAGGTTAAGTTAGTACATCCCGAAAAAGAATTAGCATATATATATGAGGGTGTACTTAAAAATGTAATATCAGTTAAACTAGTACAATTAGCAAACGCTCCACTATCAATCCAATTTAAAGAGCTTGGCAATGTTGTGAAAACCAAACTTGAACAATCCTCAAAAGCATGTGAATTTATATTAGTTATTGCATTACTCCATGTGATAGTTGTTAAATCTGAGCACCCTTTAAAAGAATAACCATTTAAAGCAGTAATCGTTTCAGGTAACGTAATAGATATCAACCCCATATAATCTTCAAAAGCAAATGCTCCAATTGATGTAATGCCATACGGTATAACCATATTATTATCGTAAGGTCTTGTAATTGCTTTTACTAGTTCAGCATTATCTGATGCACTTGTACTTGTGCCGGTAATTTCTGTACCGGTACTATCTACAAATACTTTACCTGTTGTTACATCACTCGCTGTTGCAGTTACTCCTGATACATCAGCACCTGTTGGTATACTAGCTATTTTGTTCCCATATTGGCTTGTAGGAGTTCCTGTTGGTACTGATACGCCTTTGTTTATGATCGCCTGTTTAATAAGCCCAAAGTCTGTTATTGCTGTATTTACGTTTTGATTAATTGTATATGTTGCCATTTGATTTCACTCCTTTATGATGGTGTATAGTCATAAACTATAGTTGCATTAGTTGCGCCCCAAGGCGCACCTGATATATCTCCACTTGACCACGGTACTCGTATTGTGGTTATATTTGTATCATCTAAAAATGCTGTACTACTAAGCGTGGTTGGAGTACCCAAAAATGTAACTTCAGTCATATTCGTACACAATTGAAATGCAGAATTATTTATTGTTGTTACTGATGCAGGTATAGTATCTATTGTTATATTAGAGCAGCCACTAAAGGCTCCAATATCAATTTTTGTAATACCGCTTGGTAAACTTGTTAACGCTAAATTAGGACAATTAGTAAATGTCTGATATTTAATAGTAGTAATGCCATTCGGTAATGACGTTAACGCTAACTTATTACATTGACCAAATGCACTCTGCCCAATATCAGTAATACTATTTGGTAATGATGTTAGTGTTATTTTAGCGCAACTTGAAAATGCACTATTGCCAATAGTAGTAATGCTGTTTGGTAATGATGATAATTCAAGTGCTCGACACAGACTAAATGCAAAGTTACCAATACTTGTTACAGTATCTGGAATAGTTACTCCTTTTAAATTTTCCCAACCGCTAAATACATTAGCGCCAATAGAAGTTGTACCATTTGGTATAGTTATTCTAGATGCACCAGATCGTTGAACCATTACAATTAAATCAGCAGTGCTATCTACAGCGGTACCTGTTACTTCTTGACCGCTATTATTAACAAATACTTTGCCTGTTGCTACATCACTTGCTGTAGCTGTTACGTTCGATACATTAGCATATACATTTGTATCGCTTCCATCGCCTAATAGAACAGGTTCAAGTGTATCATTTAGATTATCTATGTCTGTTCTTAGTGCTATATAATCAGCCTTATATGTGCTTGTACCAACCACTTGAGAGCCTGTATTGTCAACGAATATTTTGCCCTCATCGACATCAGGAGCAGTAGCTGTTACGCCTGATACATCTGCTCCTCCTCCTCCGCCGGAATTACCTGACATTATTTCAAACATCATCATTTTTTTCTTGTTCATATTATCACTCCTTTTAAGTATCTATTCTATACCCTATTATCTTGTATATCTTCAAATCTATTAATGACGAAGCTTCAACTCTAAACGACCCATTTTCGTAAACCAATCTTTTCGTTCTATCGTTTACACGTCTAACAGTTATAGAATTATTTTGTTTTCTGATATTATATGTAGCTGTTTTTAAATAGAAGTTATTATTAGAACCAGTACCACAGGAAATAGAATCTAATGAAATATAATTATTTGTATCATAATTTGTTATGTGTATTCTTTGTGAAGTAATACCATCAGCTTTACCGCCATCAGCATAAAATATTTCTATTATAGAACAATAATTAGCAACTGAAGGTAATGCATCCAACCCTGTTTCTTTACCATCAGGATATGTAGACAATACTGTATATGTCATACAAGGTTTAAAAGCATCTTCTATTCTTGTTTCAAGCGAATCCATATTAGTAGCATTAAAAGCTGTACCCTCTTGTGTTGCTGTATCAGCTCTTTCTACTGTAGCTACCAATTGAGTACTTGCAGATAATGTACTACTACTATCAGATACTATAGTTAATTTTCTTTTAGTTGGGTCTTCAGAAACTCTATCAAGCCATGTGCCCGGTGTATATATAGCCACTATATCGCCCCTTTTATATTCTTTATATAATTATACCACAAAGCAATAGTGTTTTATATTAAACCTATATTATCATTATTTGTTTCTCCTGCATATAATTCATTACCACAAACGTAGTTATACTCAAGAGAAGAAATATCTTCAACACCTATTAGTTTTGCTTTAGCCAAGAATCCGCCTGTCAAATCAATATCCATCCTAAGAATGTTCCCTTTGGTTTGGTTACCATATTTATTACTAAGCAAACACCAATTACCGGTTTTTTCATTATTTAATATAAACTCAGTTTCCATAGTATTTGGTTTTGAATAATAATTAAGTAACCTATTAGCAGTATCAGTTGTATAAGTTAATGTTGGATTCAATCGATCTGTTAGCAAATAATTATTTTCGCATTTGATTTCTTTTTTTATTTTTGCATTCGGATTATGCACAGATACACTTGAGAATTTTTGGATATTCCAAGTAGTAGCTGTTACTTCAAAATAATCTGCAGTAGTAACACGAATAACGAAATGAGAAAGACCCACTTCAATTATACTTCCGGATTGACTTCCAACAGTAATAGCAGGGCTAACATTTACTTGTGCATATATGAGCGAAGAAGAACTTATTTTATGATCTCCTATAGGCAGATTACCTTTAAATATCTCTACATCATTACTACCCATGCCAAGAAATGATTGCGAAACCACAACATCTGATACCATATCATTTTTTTGTATTTGTTCGAATTCGAGATTGTTTCCATCCTCAATTACATGCTGGATTAAATTGCTTGGTAAATATATATTTATCTTTTCATCTCTTGCACAATCCGCAACTGCACCTATGCAGAACACAACTTGTTGTAACGCTTGTCTGCAAGACATTAAAGGCAAGAAACCCTCAATTTTTAAGTTCTTAACATCATCGGATATTTGGTATTGAGATTGTGCTATTCCTGCACAAGACATGATACTTCCAATAACAGTTGCTACTGTATCTGAATTTGCAACATAAGATGCACCCATATTAAATTCGACATCTTCCATTACACCAATTAAATCAACGCATCTAAATGTGATTTCATGTTCAGCATTACTAATCCAATCCTTAATATAGAAGTTGCCCATGAATAATTTAGTTGAATCTATTAACTCAGTACCATCATACTTATCTATAATTTCATACACTTTTACTTTTTGATATTGCTGAACTATAGTATATAGACCATCTAAAGAAAGCATATTAAAATCTTCGCGCTCGTCATACACAGTAAACTCTAGAGTGTCCATAGCAAGATTATTTGATATACTATCTGTTTCTTCTACAATATGAGCATTAAGTATATCTGTATCTTCATCTATACCCCAGTTATATTTAACGCCATACTCTATATTAATTACTTTAACAAAGCTATATGGATATTTTGTTTTTGTAAATGTAATTAATATTTTCTTGTATCCCTCAATTAATGAATTGTGATTACAGAAGAAATCAGGAGAAGAAACTGTAAAAGTATCGTCAGCAATAGGCGATGCGCCTACAGATAAAGAATCATAATATTTTACATTTACAGTTTCAGGCATATAATGCCCATCAAAATTAAGAGTTATGCCTGCACTTGTATGCGCTGAAGTAAAAGTTATAGTTATAGTCGGATTAGTACTGAACTCCATATCAGAACCTGATATATAACTAGAAACATAAGCAAAATTATTAGGAGTAGATATTTCAGATAATGTGCCATCAAGAAGACTATAGTTAAGTTCATTAGTCATATAGTCATACGTTCTTACATTATTGTTTGTTAGATTACTTGGGGTAGCAAACGATTGTGCTGAAGCTGTGATGGTACTGTCAGACTTAGCAGTATCATCAATTATTTCGGCTATAATTTGAGTTGATGTCCGTCTGTAAATCATACCATCACCCCTTATCTAACATAAGCATTGCTTCTTTGATGTGGCTTTGTAGCTATGAATTCTACTGTAAGTTTTCTAAATAAATTATTAGGATCTCTAAGCAGTAAAGCTTCATCTTTTATATCAGCAAAATACGCTTCAAACACATAACAATTATATCTTCCGTCCCCATCCCAATGCGTGTTTGAAGATACAGTTACCTGATGTTTTTCTGCAGGTTCTGTAAGCTTTTCCCATAGCCTATTATACTCATTTAAGTTTTCATCAATACATATCTCAAGAGTATAGTTTATATATACACCTATAAGTTCTCTGTGTAGAATACCATGTATATCTCTTTTAGCGAACTTATCAAAGAAATGAGCGGATCTTTTAAGGCTAACTAAGTTAACCGAACTGCTGAAATCTTCGTTATCAATTATAAGTACAACATTAGCCATTAATAAGCAACCCCCTCAACCATAGAAATACCAATCCTGTTTTGTTCTGATTTAGTATATGGATTAATAAGTCTTGCAAAAGTAGTTCCGTCAAGTTGTAATACTACATTGCCATTATTAGTGTTCATTCCGGTTTCATACATAGCTTCCATAAATGCTTGTTTCATAGTAGATACAGGAGATACAACTTCCGCTTCTGAAGTATTATCACCAAGCATGGCAAGGAATCTACTGTTTGGGCTTACCACAGTACCTGAAGCAAATCCAGGTATTCTTCTTCTAACCAAATTAAACACAGAACCAAGAAAATTTGGTAAAAACGCTTGCCCCATAAGCCCAAAACTTAATCCTCCTGGCATTAAAGCAACTCTTCCAACTGTTCTGCCAAAGTTATAAAATAAATCTTTAAGAAATTCAGGTATATGGATAGATTCAAGTGCTCTGCCTAAACTTTCTATTGCTGGTGTTATTGTTTGTATAGCCCATTTTAAATTACCTAACGTATCGTTTAGACCATCTAAGAAACCTGTAATAAGAGGATCGCCTAATGCTTTTAGCCAATTAATTAATGTTCTTAAATATGGTTTTGCACCTTGCCATGTAAAATTTAATATTTGAAGCGAGCTTGTTAATGCATCTAAGAATTTAGGCAAATAGTCAGTTATGGTTTTATCTATAATAGGTAGCAGAACGTGTTCCCATCCCCATTCAAGATCATCAAATAAACCTTTTGTTATCTTAGCCATTACATTGAAAAATCTTTCTAACGAACCATTTAATTTGCTAAAATCCATACCTGCAATAGCTTTCTTTGTGCTTTCAGCAAAACGTGGCAAGACATTTTCTTTAACATGTTTAGCAACCGGTGCTACAAAATTCTTTTGAAAGCTATCTCCTATAACTTTAAATTCATCAGCAAGAGGTCTGAATGTTTCTTTTAACTTATTAGCAAATTCAGAAATACCTCTAGGGACTTCAACTGTTTTAAACATTTTCATAGCTTGTGGTATTTCTGCTACTGCATCTGCAATACCACTTGCAGGGGATTTAGCTTTATCTTGTTTAAATACATCAAGCTTATCGAATTTAGCCAACGCTTTGGTTTGTTCTTTAATTGCTTTAGTACCTTTTTTAGTATTAGTAGCAGCTTTTTTTGCTGATGTAGAATATCCTGAAAAATTAGTATCAGCTATAACTGCGGTTTTAGCTCCTGTAAATAGAGCAGTAGTAAATAAGGTTATCTTATTAAACAGTTCTGTAAGCCAACGAGCCACATTAGCAATAATAGGAGCTAGTGCTTGAAGTATAGGTGCAAAGGAAGTTGCTATCGCATTACCTACATTCTTAAAAGAATCTCTTATAGATTGCATGGATTTATCAAAATCTTGATTATACGTTCTTAAATCGGCAATTGATTCTTTAGCATCTGCTATCACTGCACGTATAGTTTGCCCTAATAATATCCATCGAGTTCGTCTTGTAATAGTACTAAACATTTTACCAATACCTGCAAATGTATTAGTAAACATACTCCCAATACCACTAAACGTATTTGAAATTACAGAGCCCATACCTGAAAAAGAAGATTTTAGTTTTGCCGAACTTCTTCTTGATCTTTCCAGTTCGGAACTTAACCTTTTTAATGGGTCAGAAGCATTAGCTAGTTCCTTACTGAATTTCATATTATTTCCTATTTCTTTTAGAGGATTATTAAGTTTTAAAGCGTCATCAAGTTTACTTGATATTTCTTTTAATTTAGAAAACATTTTAGAAGCATCTTTATCGAAGTTACTCGTATCAATATGAGAATCAATAACAATGCTTCCATCATATTCCGGCATATTAAACACCTCTCGATCTGTTTAAGTATTCAAGTAATTGTTTTTGTGTTTCATTATCTTCATTACTATCATGTAATGCGTATTCTCTTTTAAGTTTCCTATACATTGATTTCTGTTCTGTGCTCATAGTTTTATCAATTTTCTTTTGCCTGATCTCAATAATATCAGATAAATGACAATCTTTAAGCTCAAGCATTAAATATCTAAACGCAAACCAATGCATCCTTTCGTTATTTAAATCAATACCAAATTTAGATTTAAAGCCGGAATATATTCTTGCAGAATCTATTTCAAAATCAAGAACTTCTTTACCAAATTCTGCACTTGTCTTTTTAGGTTTTTCACCTAAGTTTAAGAACCAAGATATCCCCTCGAAAGCAAAATTAATATCTTTAGGTATACCATTCCCATAAAATAATTTAAGCATAGTAATATACTTTTCGTCATCAGACAATTCTTTGTCCTTATAACAAGCGTATAATTGAAGCCCAACTCTAAAATCGGTACGAATCAAATAACCTTTGTAAGTTGTTGGGAACTTATCTATTAATGGATTAAACATCATCCTCGCCTAATCTTCCTGCTCCATACTTCTCATTTATTTTTTCAAGTCTTTTGTTTTTAAAGTCTTCTAAAAATGATCCAATATAATCAAGCAGTTCAATAAGCAAAAAGCTACTTGGTTTGTCACAACCAAAGATATTATGGCAAGTGCTTTCTCCAAACATATTATCAATAGCTTCAGCTACTTCAGAAGATATTTCAGAATTTTTCTTACCATCACTATTTTTCAAAATATCAGATATTTGAAATAGTTTATCTTCGAATTCGTGGTCATCAAAAAGTAGATTAAGCTCTACATTATTAACAAGTATTTTTTTATTAGCCGATTCAATTACAAAATTATCCATTAATAATACCTCTTTTATTTATAGCCGACTAAGTATATAAATTAGTCGGCTATTTTATTTTGTTATTAAATGTTTCACGTGAAACATTTTATTATGCATTAGCTGCACCTGTGCAAGTTATTTCAAGGTTTCCTGTAATTTTAGAGCCTTTTATAACTATTTTACCTGTTGTTTTGTTGTAGCTGTAATCAGTATTAACCGCAAGTGTTGTGGCACCACTTTCTACAGTAATCGTATCAGGCAAATGATAACCTGAAGTCGGAGTTACTGTAACGGTTAAATCTGCGCCTTTATATGCATTAGCAGGCTGATTTGTAGCTGTACAGTTAGTTACTGTATATGTTACAGTTACTTTCTTGTCGGAACCTAAAAGAGTTCTTGCACTTGTATTAAGTACATCATATACTGAAGTGCTATCTGTCGGGTCACCTTGGAAGTTAATGGTTGCGCTAAATGATATTGTATCACCTGCATCGCCACCAAATTCTTCGACTTGCATATTAACTTTTTGTCGTTGAGCTGAGCATCCTTCAAATACATTTGCACCTGTATTAAGTGTTCCTGTATAGAGTTCGACTATAAGGAGTTCAGATTCATTGGAAACATTTCTTGAACGTCTAAGCTGATTAACATAATCGAAAACAGGATTAAGAGTATATGTTTTTTCGTTTCCTGAAGTGTTTTCGGTCATTTCTATAACGCCATCTAAGGACATTGTTGGTTTATATCTTTTTAGTATAGTAGTTGCGCTGTCTTGATTAATATATTGGGTATCTTCTGAATCCGGTTCATACGAAATAGAGTTTGACGTAAAACCATCACCGATTAGTGACCAAGTAGGTGTGGATTCATCACCTGCAGTACGCAAATAAGTACACAATAAACTACGTTTAGCTTGCATAGTTTATACCTCCTTTTTATATTTTAATGCGAATATTACATGGTAATCTTCAGAACCATTTTGATATTGTCTAAACAGAACAGGTGGGGAAGTGATGCTAATATTATCAACATACCTATTGCCGGTTAAAGATATATAGCTATTCAAATCAACACTTACTAACCAATTAGCTATATTACTAAGCAGTTCTTCGCAATCAACTCTCTGAAGTGTATTTGTAGGGATACTACGATACACTAAAGAAAACTTATATGTAGCGATATAACTGCCATTAATATATTGTCTATCGATAACTGAATTAGACAAGTTATAGATAGACATACTACTGTTATTAATATCAAGAGATTGATATTCTACTCTGCTTACAGGCAGATTAGGATATTCAGTATTGATAAGAGTAAGTATAGCTTTAGCAATAGATTGCTGTTCTAATGCGCTTAAAGGGTTATTATTAGGCATACTATTTACCACCTACAATCTGTTTAACTTCATTTATCCATTTATCTTTGTTTTTCAGTTTACTTATCTCAAACCATAATGGAGTAGCTTGAGAATGATGGGTTGTTGTGATCATATTATGAGTATTGTAGTAGGTATAACGTGCATAAGGTTTTCCGTTCCTTTCAGCTCTATAAATAATTTCTCCTGATCCCCGGTCATTATTATACAGAGAATAAAGATTAAGAGTACCTGTATCATACCTAACATAAGGTTCAGTATCTTGCAGTATATTCGTATCAAGCATAGTTTGAGCTACGTTAAAGCGATTCTCATATTTAGAAATATCAATATCCAATTTCATATTTGCTCTACTATATGAAAATGTTTTGTTTGTGAGTTCCATTATTTAGCCTTTATCTGAAATGAATCAAGTAGGTGATAATAAACAACTGAGTATATTTTAAATACATTATCGTATTTATTATATATGCTGTTAATATCGTTTATTTGGGTTTCAGATATTTCTCCTATGACTATATAATCGTCCTGTTTAAACGTAATATATGAGTTTTTATTAGTATCATTAGCCCAAACTTTAGGAGCATGATACGGCTTAGGCAAAGTATTGCTATGTATATACATAGAGCAGGAAGAAGAAACATTAGAATTAGTACTATTATCATCACCGGATACATGTACTTGCGCACAAACATTAGGCACCGATGATATGTAATAGGTATCTGATAAATCTGCATTTTTGCATCTATTAAGCAAAGTAATAGTTTTGTTAAACAATCTAATCATTAATCTATCCCCATATAAAGCAAATTAGTATTTGCAAGATAAGTAGAAATAATATTAAGAGCTGTTTGGTATTTATCTTGCTGGACAGAGAACGCAGATTTATTTGTATTATAAGAAATTGTTTCTTCGCCTGCTTTAATTGAACTTATGTTATTTGCGGTACTTACACTGCCACCACTAACATTATCATAATAGATTTGTTCGGCTAATGCACAATTTGCTTTTTTAATATTTGTATATACATCCGAATCAGCAATCACATCATCAGTAATTTTATCGCCAATGATAGCGTTAATAACTTCAGTCGCTCTTTCAGCAAGTCTTGGAAAATCATTTTGAGAAATAACATTGCCAAGATATACAGTAGTATAAAAAGTATAATCTGCATAAGCCATAACAAATCACCCCTACTAGACCAATTTGGCAATCATCTTGTCGTTGAGTGCCGTAATGCCGTACAGAATATCGAAAGATACAGTATCGGTCTTTGTGCTTGAATTATAATCAAATACAACTCTGATTGTAAGTCCATTATCGCTTGTAGCATATGCTCCACGACCATCAAGCGGAAGCGCAATAGGTCTGTGTACAAGAGCAAGACCGTTCTTATGGAATGCAAGCGAATGCGGTTTTTTAATAACGATAGCATCTTCAGCTGTAAATGATTTATGGATCGGTTGATCGATATCGATTTCGGCGATAGCAGATGAAGAAGCGGTTTCGTCCTCTGTGAATCTATACATATAGCCATCAATAATGAACGTATCGCCATCTTTGATTGTAGCTGTTGTAGCACTCATTGAAGAAAGAGCAACTTTTGATTGACCAGCAGTTGCAGTTACTTTGTAAGCTGTCGCCGTGCCGGATGTAGCAGCACCACAATCAGGTAGATTCTGTGACATAAACGTATCGAACCCATATACTCTTTCGAGTTCATAGTTTCTAAGCGTTTCGCTTGATCCTGCATAAGCAACTTTACTGAGATTATCTGTAAGAGCGTAAGCATATTTATGATCAGGATGTACGATAAGTCTTCTTTCTGTTACAGGTACTTTCTGTTTATCGAGTGCTTTACCAAGCGAAGCGATATCAGCAAGATTTGTCGGGCTGCTTGTAGCTGCTACAGTATTAGCTGCTGAAGCCACACCTACAGTAAGAAGATCGGTATCGACAGCCTGAGCGAGAGAACGCATTGCAGGTTCAATAACTTGCATTGAGAAATCTTTAATATCAAGCGTCATTTGTTTTGAGGTTACATTTGCAGTAACATCTCTGAATCTGTCGAGTTTAACAGTAGCAGAACCCTCTGTAATATCTTGTACAGAAGTCGTGCCTGTAAAGTTTTTAGCGATAAAAGTTGCAGGTTTACGAATAGTAATCGTATCTCCTACTTGAGCAAATTCATTTGAATAATCCGTGTGTACCAAAGGAACCATAGTTAAATTACTTTCCAAGACCATCAAAGCTTCTTTAGCTATAATGCTTGGGGTTAATAGTGTATTTGCCATTATGAACACCTCTTATAAATTAATTATTTTTTTGAGATTTTCGCCATTTCTTATAAGTGTTGTAGTCCATTTTCGATGGGTCACCGTATGCCGGATTAGATTTATTAGATATAGATCTGCTATATTTAGGAGCTTGTTGTTCTTCTTGTTCTACCACAAAAGCATTAGGATCTTGTTCTTTCATATCTTTAATAAAATCATCTAATCCTTTAACAGTATCGTTTTCAAATTTGATTTTATCCGAAGATAATGCTTTAGAAAATATACCCTCTTTAGCGGTATTGCTGGAAAACTTAAAGCTATTGAACGCATTGGTTAGTATTTGCTTATTAAATTTAGCAGTATACTCTTTGTCTGCATTTTCATACTTTTCTTTCCAGTCATTGATTTCCTTTTTAAGCCCCTCTAAATCAACTTTCTTATACCCATCAACTACTTTATCCAGTTCACTTATTCTGGCTTCAAGGCTTTCTTTCTTTTCCTTAATCTTATCGAGTTCTGCAGTACTCTTATAAGACGCTCGGAATTCTTTCAAGAAACTTTCCTTGTTTTCTTCAGGTATCTCAACACCTGAATCTTTTAGTATTTCTACTATGTCTGCCATGATATATTTCCTCCATACATTTGTTTATTGTGTGCTGTCCACACATCGAGAGTAAGTCGGTTATACTTCCGACAAGTACATATATAGTATATAACTTTGAGTTATGTTATTCAATATAATAGTGCTGTTTTGATAATATCCTTATAAATCATTTTCAGAATCAGCGTATTTTTCGGTAGTTTTTAGATATTCGTATGCTGAATTTACATTCATTTCTGCATCATAGGGGATACTCATATATTCCGTATCAATAAATACATTCATTCCCTCGTTATTTTCAAGTGCTGTTTTTTCTTCTTCTCTTTTGTCTTTAGTAGTGTAGCTCGCAACTTCAATAATACTGGCATGATTTGTAATATTGTTTACACTCACCACTCTGTGATAATTTACAATTACTCCGCTATCAAGTTCAATTTCTTTTAATATTGCCATTTTTAATTCCTCCTAATTTTTTTAGTATTTGTACCCGACAACTTTATATATCTTCGAATATCCAGCGCCATTTCCAACAGACCCACCCCAACTTGGTCTTATTGTCGCATACGTCTGGTCGCCAAAAGTTATAGACGTCCCCGATATAGTTATTTTAGACGTTATTAGTGACATTCTATATTCGTTACTCATTATATACGGGGTGTCCGTTATTATTGTGGTATTACACGAACTTGCACCGTTATTCCAAATAGTAATGCTGGTATTTAAATTATCGGTATTAAACGCAAATACCTCTATAACAGTATAATTTGCTATGCTTTCGCTAAGTGCTACTGTTCCAGACGTCCCTGAAGCGTTGTAATATAGTTCAACGCTTGTCATCAAACCCAAGTTTGTCCTTGCGAGTGTGGCGGTAGTTCCGCCTGTACCTCCATTAGCGATACTCACAGGGAACATATCTTTAATATCTGTTAATCTTTGGTTTACATTTGTCCTTGAAACAATTTCGTCTGCTTGAAATAAATCTATTGCCATTAAATTAATCCTCCTTTAGGTAATAATCTTGCCATAATAATTGTTTGCTATCGAGTTCATCCCACGTTTCATTTATTTCATCGAGATCATCCCACCTTATCATCTGATTATACACATAATCAACCATATATAGAATTTCTTCAATGGCATTCATTTTATAAATAGTATTAATAGGAAGTTCCGGCACATCAGGTATATAAACCGGAACTATAGATTGCATAGCATTTTTAACAGCATCAACATTATCACAGATACGCTGTATATCACTTTCAAGAGGGGTTTTAGAAACAGTCCATGACGTATCTGTAATCAAAGATAACCCTAATATATTACCCAAATAATCGCAATTATTTTCAATTCTATTAAGGTCTGTATAGTTCCTGCATGCTTTTAATCCTGAATCAAACAAAGCTTTATCTTCTACGCTTAAACTACTATACCCATTAGCATTAACTTCACTAATTATTCTTGTAGCAGTAGATACATCATCTTCATTTCTATCAAAAACAGGTTCTATCCAAGGCATATAACACTACACCTCTCTTTGTCCTTTATCAGTTTCTTCAGTTTCGGCATATACTGTTTTATTGCCTTTCTGGTACTGCTCTTGAAGCTGATCCATCTGATTTCCGTAATCATCTTGTCTTTGGCTCCCACCATCTTCATTAGCTTCTGCAACCAACCGCCTTGCTTCTTCTTCAGTGTACCCCTCAAAATTAACTAAATATTTCCATTTAGGGAGTACATTGGCTCTTACCAAATCCAAATTCCTACGTCTATCTTCTTCAAAGTTGGCGGTAATATCTTTGAAGTAATAATGTACGCTATATTCTTCATCAGGGCTTAATCCGTATATAGACGAATAATAAGTTATACATTCAAGTAATCTATCAATACTATGTCTTAATGCTCTCCTATATGTGCTTATAGTATTAATAGTTCTTCTCTGATCTGCTTCTACTTCAGTTGCAGTTAATAACCCTGACTTCTCATTAAACATGAAATGTCCTTCACTAAATCCGCATTTATTCCCTATAAACGATAACAGTAAATTTATCTGATCTCTATGCTTATCTACTTGTATAACAGGATTATATTCATGGATAGTATTCTCTGCCGTCACTCCAAAATCTAATCCCTTTACAAATTTAGGCAGTACTGTCCTCTGTTTACCTGTATTAGCATTCTCTATAGCAAACTTGCTCATAAATATCATCTTGCCACTTGTTCTCGTTTCATCAGCAAATATTGTGTACGCTATATCAATATCCTCTAACTGGTCTATACATCCTGAATAACAACTCATTGGGATCTTACTGTCTAACGAGATATTGTTCGTTATCGGTACTCCATATACTGCATATAACGGATGCTTTAATCCCTTTAAGTTTACTTCTCCTTGTATCCCTCTCCATTCATCTATTACATCTAATGGCACTTCTTGCATTGCTGCACTCTTATCTATCGCCATAAATGCTTTGTTCTTTATTATATAATTGTTTTCATCTATGTAATTGTGATACTCTGCCCTTACATAAATGTCTTTTCCTTTCTCTACTTTGTCTATAAATATTACTTCTACTAACTCTTTCTTTGCATACCTTATCGGTATTATCTCAAATGGGTTTAATATGTCTACTCCATTATCACTCGGTTTGAATACTATATACCCTACTCCGCATGCTAACTCTATGTTATCTCGTAACACTTCTTTTAATCCGTCTATCTGCCCTTGTAAATACTCTGCGTGCTTACTTCCGGTTATCTGTATGTCTATATCTAATGTTACTAACCTTGCTATCTCTTCACATACTGTCTTCGCTATGTCTAATGTCCTTAAATCACTGTTACTATCTGATCCAAATAAATCATCTGTTACATTCCTACCACTATTAACTAGCCAATACGCATTCCCAAAATATATGTCTGCCCACTCTTTTACCATCTGCTTATCTAACTCGTTCATCGCAGGCTCTACTTCAAATGCTCTATATAACTTGTCACTCTCAAAACTGTATCTGCCACCTAAATAATTGAATATGTTACTTATTATCCCCATTCGTAGCACCTCTCAACTAGCCTTTATTATAACTATTTACTATATTATACCATATGTCATTACGTATTTATATATCAATACCCTTTTTGTCCCAAAAAAATTTTAGTATACCTTGTTTTCTATTGCATAAGATCTTATGTAACCGTTTGCTCCAAAATATTATTGAAGTAACTTCGCCCACTATACACATAAAAAAGGGGGTGTGGGGGGTGTAAATAGTTAAGATGATGCCAATGTAAACAAGCACTGTAGGAGTACAACAATAGTTTAATATTGTTTGAATATGTAAAAGGAAATAAATAGACAATAAAAAAGTACCTCTGAAGAGTTCGGAGGTACACAACAAAAAAGAATTAAACAAATAATCGAGCATATACACATCAAAAATGTAAATCATTAATAAAGGAGTAAGTTTATGTGTAGATTTATTCAAAAGTGAATGTGTATAAGTCGTCTCTGTGAAAGCTAGCTCTCACAAGAGCGATTATACACATTCAGGTATGCGAAAGTCAACAAAGAAACGCTTAAATTATTGTTAAACATTCTTTATGGCTTCAATGATATTGTTTAATGTTTCTTGCTTTTGCTCTTCCTGAGCCCTCTTCGCTGGATCTTCACACTGATCTAAGTAATTCTTTCCCAACCATATTTGCATGATTGGGTTGTTTTTCTCAGTTGCTGTTTTAAATTGTGATCGTCTTAGACTAATTTTACCCTCAGATTGCCATTCTTTTTGTGCAACATGCGAGGGGACTCCAAATTCTTTCAAGCATTGTTTGTCTAGTTCGTCAATAGTGATATGGAAAAAATGGGAAATTTCTGTAATAGTACATTGAATTTTGCAAAGATCGATAAATTGTTGCGCGTTAAAGCGTGTAAGTGATTGCTTATATTTTTTAGAACTGGTTTGTTTTCGAGGCGTGGAAAAATGCATAAAAATCAACTCCTAAACATTAATATTTTTGTAATATAAAAATAACACTTATTGAAATGTATGTCAATATGCATAAGATATTATGTAATAATATATAAAATGTTTGTGTAAAATTACATATTGATATTTATTTCATACGTATGATATAATTAAACCATAAGCAACGGTAAGCAAGAGCGAGCCAACATATAAAAGATTGATTTACTTAAGGCGCTGGCAAAGTGACCAGAAAAGCGGTAACAATCTACTATGTAAATAAGCTTATACCTTTATTATAACAATATACAATAAAAAATTATCACAATTAAATTGAAGTTTTGAGGACGTGCGAACGACTAAAACAAACAATTTAAACGCTTGAATAATTAACCTTTATATATTGTTATACGTACATTGACAACTTAATAACTGGGACGGTTTTGTTGTACTCAATGCGAAGATACAACTTTACAAGTGCGTGGAGCGTTGGGAAAACCTGTGACGTGAAACTCGTGGCAAGGAGTTGGAAACCGTAGCCAAAAGATAAAAACCATTTTAAACATTATCACAACAAAAAAGAATTAAACAAAAGAGGAATTAAACATTTTAAATTGACAACAAAAAAACATAATGCAAAAAGGAGTTAAACAAAAATGAAGCTAACACAAAAAGAAATTAAAAGACTAGTAAAAACAGGAGCGGCGGTTGATATAACCACGTGGAGCACCGAAAAAATAAAAGAATTACAAAACAAAAACATCGAAAAAGTTGGTTTGAGTTTTGGAGTTTATGGAATGAACGGCGGTTTATTTAAAGATAAAAACGGCAACTCGTACGCAATAACCGCAAGAGCCGGAAACCTATTTATATTAGCATAAAGGAGTTAAACAAAAATGAGAATTAAGGATATTTTAACCGCTGAAAAAGAAAAAATTGAAAAAGCAGTAGCTGAGAATGATTTCAGCTATCTCGAAAACCATTATATACACTATATGACAACCGACTATTTAGGATATCAAGGCGTATATATACAGTGGTATGTTGGCACTTACAATGTACAATATTGTACTGAGGGCAACGCTCTAACCATAGAAGTACCGCTCAACCATGACGGCATAAAACATAAAGTGACCTTAAATGGACTAGTGGGAGCTAAAATACATAGATTTTATGCAATAAAACACTACCAAAATTTAAGAGAACACGTACCAAACATAGCAAAAGAAATTGAATCCGAACAATAACCATTAGCGTTGCACGTGAAACATCAATTTAAAAAAAGAAAGAGGATTTACACATGAAACAACAAACCACAATGAAAAACATTAAAGCACTATACAAAAATATAATTCAAGTCGGATATTGTGACATTCAACACCTCACAAGCCGTTTAAACGCAACATATTATACCTGCGGTGTATATGGTTGGAATTCTGACATATACATTATTGATAGCGATACCGTAATATCAACAGGATATCGACCGTTTGGGAATATGTTAGTAGACCGAAACACACTTGAAAAATATGAAAAGTTAGGTAAAACCACAACCACAACCGAACAGCAAGAAAACTTATTAAAAGAATTTGCAACCGAAATTATAACAAAGTACGGGAGGAATTAAACAAAATGGAAAATTTAGAAACATTTTTAAAAAACGAGGAAAAAGAATACAAACAGCGTGTAACCGAAAAAAGCAAAACAGGATTAGAAATGGAATACCACTCTTTTAAAATTGCCATAAAAGAAAACGTGCAATGGATAGAGGACGCATACGAGGATTATGCGTTATGTCTCATTATGCACAAAGATATTAAAAAAGATACGTTGGAATGCCGTATTAAACGAAATAAGCTGTATATAATCCACTGGCAAAATATGATTGAAATAATAGTTGAAGAACTTTTAAAACGGAGTTAAGCACAGAAAGGAATTAAACTATGAAAAGAATTAAACAATTAATTGGATGGGTAGACGGCGCAGACGTCTACCACGAAAACGGAATAAAAATATTGGCACTACTTACCGATGACACAATGCAATTTATAGAACTACAGCATCCGCAACGACCAGAATATACCACGCATTTAATCCAAAACAATGAACATGATGAAAACTATCCTGAAGAATGGGATGCAAAATATGATTCAGATTATGTTGAGTATTTCTATGGCACTAAAGAAATATACAGTGAAACATTTAGGGTAGAATATCAACCGCATTTACCATACTACTTGCCAATAATTGAGCTTGAAGATATAGATGATTTAAGATGCACTTACTCTTGCATTCAAGACAATCCGGGCTACACAGTAGAAAAAATATCCGATAACAAATATAAAATAATCTTTGAATAGAAAGGAATTAAAAAAATGATTCATTATTTACCATACAACAAGATAAAAGAATGGGCGAAAGATAAAATTATAGAAAAGCTCCCCGATTTAGAAGGAGAAAAAACCTCACAAGCTGAAATAGTATTTGATTTATTCAAATATGATGTTTTTGAAACAGACTGCGAAGCTGAAGAATTTATCAAAGAATATTTTGGAGAACTTAAAGAAGTTTTAGAAGAGATCAAAGATAGTGGATTTGATAATGATTTTATATGTAAATTAATGTTTGATTTACTATTTGATAATCAAGCGCAAGCAATGTCTTTTATAATAAGAGAAATTGCCGGGAACATTTTTTATTGGTGCAAGTCACTTGATGATGATATAACACTAACCAAAAATGCAATTGAAAAACTAATTGAAGAAGTAAAAGAAGTATAGAAAGGAATTTAAATATGGGAAACAGAGCAGTAATAAGCACAGAAGATAAACAAATTGGAGTATATCTCCACTGGAATGGTGGGCGAGATAGCGTGGAAGCGTTCCTAACCTACTGTAAACTTAAAGGATATAGACCGCCTGAGGAAGATAACTACGGCTGGGCTAGATTATGCCAAATAATAGGCAACTTTTTCGGGGGTACTAACTCACTTGGAATAGATAAGTTTGAAAAGCTGGACTATGATAACTGGGATAATGGAACATACATAATTAAAAACTGGGCGATAGTAGATAGGCAATATTTACACGATGATGAATGCGAGTTTGAAGAACAGCAAGAGTATGATTTAAAAGATATGCTAATTGGCATAAACGAAAGCCAACCCGAAAAAGAGCAACTACCATTTGAGATAATAGAGGAATATTTAAACAATAAAGAACTATAAACATAACAAAACAGAAAGGAATTAAACATGAAACAATTTAATAGTGAACTATCAATGCGTGAATACTACAAGCCATCAAAAAATATGTATTTCTTTCAAGATGATGATGTCAAACTTAATTTTAATTATAATTCTGATGCCGGAATTGAAATTGAAAGTGGAGCTTTATTCTCTCTTGATTTAAAAACTAACGGCGATTTAATAGTAGACGGCGGTATATATGCTATGGATATATCGGCTAATACAATTGAAAGCGGGCACGAAATAGATGCGGAAGTTATATCCGCAAATACTGTTTATAGCAAATCTATATATTCCAGAAAAATAATGACCGTTAAAGGCGAGGGCGATTAATAATGGGATACATGTATGATGATTGGTTAGAGCAAAAGCGTGAAGAATACGATGAACACAAAAGATACAAGGAAGCATATGTACGAACTTGCGATTTGTGTAACAAAGAGTTATACAGCGGGGATGAAGTATACGCTTGCCACAAAGATGATGTGTGTATATGTGAGAACTGTTACATAGAAGAAACAGAAAAAGAACGTGACAAAGACAGCCTATGCTCTGTTTGTGGTAACCCATACTGGATAGACAAACCAGACGGAGCTGAGGGCTGGTGTATGGTTGAAGCGTATGGAAAACTGTACTGCGAAAATTGTTTTAGACGTGAAATTTTAGATGATTGATAAGGAGAAATAAATATGAAATTGTATTGTGAAAGATGTAACTGTGTTTATGACAGTAACGATGTACCGGAATATGTTTGTGATTATGGAGAATCACTTAATATATGTCCACAATGTAGAAATCTTATGGAAATCTTTGGTGAAGATTTTTACTACGATGAAGATGATGAAGATGAGTGGGGGGATGATTGTTAATGAGGAAAAAGTTTTTTGACTATTCGGAATCATTCGATGGTAAGTCGTACAAGAACTTATCCCCCGAAGAAAAAAAGAAATATAAAAGTATAGCACAATCTAATTACAGCCGTACACGACTTCACAGGGTTGGAATTGGTTTTTATAGTCAAAGCAAGGAAGATATGATAATTTGGTATTTTCTAAACAATGTCGTTTCAAACAAACAAGCATTTATTAAACGTGTTCTTTGGGAGTATATATTAAGAAACGCCCCTGAATACGTTGACAAACTGGGAGAGTTTAAATACGACCACGATGTAGAAAAAAGAGTACATAACAGAGTGTATGAATACAATGGAGTACAGAACACTCTTTTCGGATGGGCTAACCTTTTAGGTGCTCCGTATGATACACTCAAGCAAAGACTTAATAAAAATAAATGGAGCGTTGAAAAAGCGTTTACCGAACCTATTAAAGCTCAAGCTTCTAACAATTACACCGCAAGAAATATAATATCTAAAGAAGAACTTATAGAACTTACCGAAAAAATAAAACGTGGCGAAATAAAATTCCCGATTAAGGAAGATCACAGACGCCCAAAACAAAGAGATTACTCCGGTATAAAATTTGCAACTAAAAATAAATGCACTAAAGATATTACCCTTGAAGAATTAAATAACGAAACATTCAAAGATGTACTCTATAAAAGGGAAGTAGTAAAATGATATTGTTAGCTTGGCTTGGAATATCCATTTTAGGAGGTTTTTTAATCGCAGAGTATAAACTTAAACCTAAAATAAAACCCTCTAAAAAACGCAAAAAATTGTACGAAAAAAGACGTGCTAAAATCCATAGAATAAAATAAATAAGTGTTGACTTTTAGATTGTGTTATGGTATAATGTATAAGTAAATAAAATATTGCAAGATTTTGTTTACATATTGTTATGATAAAAACATAATGATAAAGAAACATGAATTTATATGATATTCAATCCACCACTTGAATATCAAGTAGGAACTGAATATCGTATAAGCATAGCAATCTGTTTAGCGTTTGTGGTGGAACGCAAGACAGGTTGCTTTTGTAATATTAATAATTTTATGGAGGTATATTATGAAGTACACAATCGAGGGTTTTTCGCAAGAGGAAGCACTATCTTTAAAAAAGGAAGTGATTAAAAAAGTTGACGGAAAAGAACAAACCAAAATTCTAAAATTAGACGTGATTGATTTAATGCTATTGCGTTGGTTTGTAGATTTTTATCCTAATATGAAGAAAAAAATAATAGGTGAAACACAATATGCATGTGTTAACTATCAGTCAATCCTTAATGAACTACCTTTACTTAGTATCAAAAAAAGACCTGTTTATAATAGATTTAAAAAAATGTGTGAACTAGGAATATTAATACACTACCATGACAAAGACGGCGGTTCATTCCCTTACTATGGTTTCGGGGCAAAATACAAATTAATTAATATCGATGAGGCGAACCAACAAAATCCATCTGATAAAAAAGGGGAGATAGTATGAGCACGCTAAAATTATTGGCAAGCAATAACTTTATCACAGTAAACAAAACACTTATGCTTAGTCTTGGTATTGACGAAGCTATTATGATTGGAGAATTAGCGAGTGAATATGATTACTGGGAAACTAAAGAGCAACTTGACGAGGATGGATTCTTTTATTCTACTGTTGAAAAGGTAGAAGAAAATACCACGCTCACAAAGTACAAGCAAAAGAAAGCGTTAGATAAACTCCAAAAGCTTGGGATTGTAGAAGTGCAAAGAAAAGGATTGCCGGCAAAAAGATATGTAAAAATACACGAAGAAAAGCTACTGCAAATTTTGTCCAACAAGAAGTCAAAAAATTTAACTTCTGGAAGTAAAAAAATTTTACCACTGGAAGTAAAGAAATTTGACCGAAATAATAATATAAATAATAATAATATAAATAATAATAAAGAGAGAGAAATAAAAAAGAGAGAAAACGCAAAGCGTTTCTCCCCCCCCACAGTACAAGAAGTAAAAGAGTATTGTCTAGAACGTGGAAACAATATCGATGCAGAAAAGTTTGTAGAGTTCTATCAATCCAAAGGCTGGAAAGTAGGTACAAGCAAAATGACAGATTGGAAAGCGTCAATTCGATTGTGGGAAAGAAGAGATAAATCCACAGACCACTATCCGAATAACAATACCTCTTGTACCGAACAAACTGCAAGCTATAACATAGAAGAATATGAAAATAATTATAATATTATGGACTATTTTGATTTTTAGTTCTTGTTTTGCTCTCTAATATATCAAATTCAAGAGTTTATAGTTTAAAGGTGAAATTATACTCCGAAAATAAAAACTCAAATTTGATACCTTTATGAGCGTTTAAACACTATATGGTTCATATTATAAAAAATAAACAAATTCAAGTTAGTTTTTCTACTTGAAAATATTAGTGTGCTCTAATATGATTGTAGATGACATCAGAAATACTTTCTATACTAACTCCAAGATTCTTCGCAATCATTAGTGCAGTTGTTTGTTCTAGAATTTTTCCTCTTTCTTTTAACATATCTGATGTCATATCGTTTTTCTTAATCATCTTTGGGTAGCCGAATTTAAGCGATACCGCTTTGTCGGCTATTGTATTTGCTTTCATATATTGGAACGGCTTAATATCAGTACACGAATTCTTTAGGTTATCCATTTGCTTTTTAGATGCTGCTTTCTCCTCTATTCGTGCTTGCTTGTATTCTGCCGTCTGTTTATTTGTTGCAAGCGTTTCCATGATATTAAAGGCTTTAATGTATTCCTCTTTAAATTTAGAAGCTTTCTTGCCTTTATACCCCATTACCAAAAATGTAAAGCCGTCTTTTGTCATAACATAATATCCTCGAACACGCATAAAGTTTTCTTTCTTGAACTTGTCTGTACATTCGAGTTCAGATATTTCTTTTAGCACTCTCTCATGCTCTTTGCCAAAATATTTGGCGACCTTAATACTAGTGGTTACAGCTTTTGCACCACGTATTTCTACTAACTCTTTCATATTCATTTCTCTTTCTTTTAACAGTTTGTTATTTGTATTATATCACAACATATAAATATATGCAATATATCTTTTACTATACAATATAGTCAATGCGGTGAGCAAACTCTATCCATGAATAGCAAAACGCATCATAGATATCATTGACGTTATGTATATTCAGATCTTCAGGTATGTTTTCTCTCCGTTTATCCCATACCAAATCTTTCAATGCGGTTATCAATATATCGCAATCAGACGATACTTTTAATCTTCCGGTATTAAACAGCTTATCTATTGCCTTAGGTCTGTCTGCAACAGGGTTTTTTGTTACAGGCAATATATTACTATATCTCTTTCCGTTATCTCTAAAATATGCACGTACAGAGTTAATCATCGTAGGCGATGCGGAATCACAAAATATATAATCTACAGTTCCGTACTCATTTACAATCTTTTCGACAAACTTATATAGGTCTACGCATATCTTAGTTGTATCTATGCTGTAGTTTAAATCATCTTGATTTATATCTGAATTTATATTGTCTGTATTAAATCCATAATCACTTTGTACCATATGGTTTTGCAGTACATACATGTATTTATAGTCGGTAGATAGCGCAGTAGCAATAAAGCATGTTTTAGATTTATTACCACCGAAGTCTACTCCCAACACTATTTTATATTCAGGACTTTTAGCTACTCTGATCAGTGCCGATTGTGGTTCTATAAGATACTTGTATGTTTCATTTGCAAACTGCGGAAACACAAGACCCTCTGCCCTTACAAAGTTACCTAGAATAAATCTGTCATAGTATATACCGCTGTATTCTTTCTTAAGGCTACTAACAAAATCAGGGTTAAGTGTTGTGTTATCATCAATAGTATACTTATCAACAAAAATATCTAAGTCATTAGCTCGATCTAAGAAATCTGTTTTGAGCCAATGGTTTGGGCTGTCGGGGTTAGTAGTACCAAAGAATTTTGCATTAGGTTTAGATAGACGTGATAGAAGCATTTTGAAAAAGCCCTCGTCGGTAAGAGTTATCTCGTCCATATACGCTCCATAAAGAGTTAGCCCACGTATTTTCTGCTCACTTGTACTGTCATTTGCTCCCTCGAAATATAGCTTTCTCCCAAACAGCTCCCCCCTCTTTGTGGTTATGCTGTAACTAAAATGTTCCTCACCTATTAGATCTACCAATGTATCTAAACAGTTCTGTTCGAGTGACTTAAGTGTTTTACCGCACATTAAAAATTTGCCACTCTTTGGCATCGTTGCTACCCAGAAAGCCCAGCCTATTAATGATATATATGTCTTGCCGGAACGAACAGAACCGTACAAAATGTTTATTCGCTTGAATTTGTTTTCTTTTAGCCTTTTAATATACGTCTTTTGCTTTTCTGTCATTTCAAATATATCCATAATTTCCCCTCTTGACTTGTCTTTTAATTCATTCTATTATTATATCAGGTATGACGTTTAAGGTCGTACCGCTCCTTTATAAAAGCATTTTAAATATATGCATTAAGACATTCCTTTCTGTTTTATTTTAATAAGCATGTACTTAACGTACATGCTTATTTTTCTTTCGCCATACCGCAATACCCCTTATTGCCAGTAGGAAATACACCAAGAATAATGTCGCCTGTGCGTATTCGCCTATATATGCAAATCGTATTGTCATATACAAGTTAGATACTAACCAGAAAAGAAAACCTAAAATGTTCATTTCTGCATTTAGAACAGTTCCGGCAAGAGCAATCCCCGACATTACCCATGACATTACAGTCCACGCCATTTATCTCACCACCTTATTATTTGATACCTCCATTAGCAAACATTAAATATTGTGTATATAACAAATCATCCAAAACAGATTTTGCGTCTATATATTCTGCGTATTCTCTCGGAAATAAATTTCTAAGCATAACCTCTGCATCATGCCCATCATCATTAGTGCGCTCTTTTATAAATGTATTTGTTAACTCAGGATTTTTTAATCTTAACCTCTGCTCTGCTTGCCTTACCAAAACTATTGCATATCGTATTTGCTCATGTATTTCTTCAGGCGTAATTGATCCTGCCGGACATTGTGCAGATAACGCTATTAACTGGGCAGAAAGAAAAATAAATAATATTATCTTTTTAAACATTATAATCACCTTTTCACTATATACTTGGGATCTTAATCTCGTCACCTATTTGTAAATTATATAATTGTTTGCCCTTGTTCATTGCAATTATATCTTTAGGATTTACGTTATATCTCTTCGCTATACTCCATATATCATCGTCTATACCCACTATATGTATTAGGTATGGTTTATAGAATCCTGAATAGTCCATCGCTATCACTCTTTACTATGTGTGTTTTCGTATCGTATTCTATCTATTTCTAATCGTTGCCACGCAAACCAGTTCTCATAATAAAACCTCTGTACGTTGACCTCTATATTACCCAAAATATCTGCAATCTCTTTGAATGTCTTTCCGCTTTCGTATAGTTCCAGAAACTCTTTTTTGTCTATCGCTTTATATTTTTTTTTATAATTTAACATATTAAACCTCTACTCCCTCTGAAAATAAATATTCTACAAATTTAGCAGGATGAATCCATTTGCTGTCTACATATACAGATACGATATTGTAATATCTATGCCCTGTCTTAAGCCCACCGCAAAAACATTTTAATGATAATCTGTCCATTATAAACATATTGGACAAATCCTGAGTTACTTCCAACACCTCTTTGCCATCTGTAGTGGTTTCATAAAAGATTTTGCACTTATACAATTTCTTAGTCCGCACCATACATCTACACCACCTTATATTTAATTATAATTAATATATTTATTGGATATACTAATCTGTATATTGTAATATATTCGCATTGTTTTTATCAATTTACATTTTACCCAAACAATTACCGTTGTTTTTGTATAAATAGTAGATTTGTTATTTTATAGAAAAAATCATTTGCAATTATTGCTAAAGTGTGTTATAATATAACCACAGCATAAACCTACCTTAAAAAAACATATATGAAATTAATATACAAACAACAGATCCTAAGGCGGGTTATTTTGTTGAAAAGTTATCTTAAAATGTTGAAAGAAGAAAGAGGAACAAATTATGAAAGAGAAACAAAAAGAAAAAACAAAGGAGAAAGTAGCCGAAAAAGCCAAAGAGATTACTACGTTTGATACTTTATTTGAAGTAAATGTAAACGATCATGTAGAAAAGAAAAACGGACTTAGCTATTTATCTTGGGCATACGCTTGGGCTGATATAAAAAAGCGTTATCCGAACGCAACATATGAAATCAAGCGGTTTGGGGAAAACAATTTACCTTATGTATACGATCAGAATACTGGGTACATGGTATTTACAAGCGTAACTATAGATGACCTTACTCACGAAATGTGGCTACCTGTAATGGACAGCTCAAACAAAGCCATGAAGTCTTCTCCATATACATACAACACAAAATACAAAAAAGGAATAGTAGTTGAAGCAGCAACAATGTTTGATATTAATAAAACCATCATGCGTTGTTTGGTTAAGAATTTAGCTATGTTTGGTCTTGGTCTATATATTTATGCCGGAGAAGATTTGCCTGAAACGCAAGCTGAATCTCAAGTAACATCCTCGTTTGAAATAAAAAAAAATACAATCAATTCATTAATCAAACAATACTCAGCCAAGTCAGGGCAAGCCATCAAAGACATTTCTTTGCTTTTAGCAGAACATATAGGTAAAAGCTTATCTGAAATAACTGAAAGCGATGCTGAAAAATTAATAGTTAAATTAAATTCTTTGATAGGTGGTGATAGATAATGAAAGTTGTGCTTAGAGAATATCTTAGGGAGCGTGATATTTCTTTATTGAAACTTTGTAGGATGACAGGGCTTTGTTATCAAACAATTAGTCTATGGACATTAGGTAAAACAAAAACTCTTACTTTAGAAATGATCGACAAGATATGTTATGCCCTTGGGTGTGGAATTAATGACGTATTGCAGCCGGAAATACCAACCGATGCTCATAAAATAAAAAGAGAATTCAGGGGATAACAAAAAATTAAAACAAAAAAGGAATTAAACAAAATGAAAAAACATATTTATAAACTTTGTAATTATACTTTTGATATTATAGGATTTGTGTTTTTTGGGATTTTAGTATGGGTTATTATTAGTGCGTTACAAGTGTCTTTATGTGATGCTCAAACAATTAAAAGCACTAACTTAAATTTGTTTGTATTTTCACAAAACCAAAAAAATAAAACACAAAATGATACTGAAATGGCTACTGATGAAGATGATGATTACTATTATGATGATGAAGAAGACGATGAAGATGATGAAGAAAATGATGAAATAATTAAATGTTAGGTAGTGATTATTATTAACTGTAATTTTAAAACTGTACGTTCTCTAACTTCTACGGAGCGTATCAAGTTACAAAAAGAACTTGAATCTTATTCTGAAAAATATTTTATTGAAAACAAAGCTAAAATAGAATTGCAAACAATACTCGCAACATTAAAGGTGTTTGTTATTTGCTGTAACAGAACTTTAGGTATGGGGGAAAAAAGGATCTCTAAAATATTCAATGAAATAATAACCACAATAAATAAAGAAAGCCTTACGGACGAAATATTCGAAACACATCTTGATAAAGAATGCAAACAGATACTTGGAGAAGAAACTTTTAAAAAATATTTTCTTGGTAGTAAAAACGATACTGATATTAAGGAGAAATAATTATGTTAAATACACTTATATTACAAGCAAGATTCGTAGAGGATCCGGAACTTAAACACACTCAAAGCGGTTCAGCTGTTACGCACCCTCGTATAGCATGGAGCGAAAAATTTAAAGACAATGAATCATCTTTATTTTTAAGCTGTTCTGCATGGGGTAAATTAGCAGAGTTTATCTGCAACTATTTTAAAAAAGGTGATATGGCTGTTATTAGCGGAAAGCTTGTTACACGTACATACGAAAAAGATAATGAAAAAAGATATGTAAATGAATTAATTATCGAAAAATGTAACTTCTGCAGTTCAAAAAAAGAAAGCTCGGACGGAGCATACACACAACAACAAGCTCAAACGTCTAAATCCTATTCGCAAGAAAAATTTGATATGGATAACACAATGGAAGAAGACGAAGATTTACCATTCTAATTAGGGGATGAAAGTATGTCTGATGCAGAAAGCATTGTTTGCAAAATTGTTATACCTTTACAGCCTATAACCAAAAAAGGTAATCCAACAATAATTAAAGTAAAAGGGAGACCTATAGTTTTACCTAGTAATCAATATCTTAAATACGAAAGAGATGCAGGAATATATTTAATAAAATATAAAAACATGAATATAGATTATCCTATTAATTTTAAAACAGTTTATTATATGGGTACTAAACGTAGAGTGGACTTAGGAAATTTACAGCAGGCTACTTGCGATATGTTAGTTAAATACAAAGTACTTGCAGATGATAATTGTAAGATAGTGGCAAGCATGGATGGCTCTAGAGTTTATTACGATAAAGAATCCCCACGTACTGAAATAACTATAACTAGATTTTAAGGAGAATAATTAATTTGAAATATATTATTTTTGATGTTGACGGAGTCCTTGCGGACAGCTCAGGAAGAGAACAAAAATATTTAATAGGCAAAGAAAAAGAAGAAGTTAATTGGGATTTGTTTTATAAAGATGCTGATAAAGATAAGCCGATACTTTCAGGTATTTTAACAGCAAGAGCTCTATTTTATCATGGTAAATATGAATTAATATTTTTAACAGGAAGAAACGAATCCGTAAAAGAAAAAACATTAGATTGGTTATCTTACAATCTTATGTTAGACAAAAGCGTAATTAATCTTATAATGCGACCTGATGAAAATAATGATAACAATAGCAAGTTTAAAGAAACTATAGGCAAAAAACTAGGATTTGAAAACATTGTACTTGCTTTTGATGATAATAAAAAAACTGTCGATATGTGGAGAAGCCATGGAGTTAAATGTTTCCACACCGATGAACGAAATTTTAAACAAAATAATTACTAAGAAAGGATTTTAA